CGTATAGGCATTTTGCCTATACGAGGATCACTTAGATGCGGGATTTACTTCCCGCCAGTTGGCTTCTATGGAGGTCAGCCTCTTAGAAGCTATTGTTGCATTTGGGGGGTTAGCCCCCCTAATGCAAGTCAGTTTTGTAATTAAATTTATTTCTTTTCGCAGGTATCGACGGTGTTAAACCAGCCGTCCCGCGCTGAGAAGCGCATTATAAATATCCAACTCTTTGTGAAGGAAGTCAGATTAGCTCGTAAAACAAATAAAAATATTAATCTGATTTTGTGTTGTGTCTTTGTCGGCCTGTAGCCGGCATTATATGTATTATATGTTCACAAAGCTTTTACTGATGCACCAGGGAGCTTACAAGCCTTGGAGATCTAAGCTGTAATCTACAGCATGTACCGTATTAAGCTTGCTTTGCGGTATGATTATATCACGGATTCACGTATCCAGGAATTTTCCAAACGTGAACTTTGCCGGCGATACGAGCACCGGTAAATTAGGGTAACGCCTTAGGGTAGGGACCCAACCCCAGACGAGACTTAGTTGCAAGCGCATGATGCGTTGTTGCCAGGCAGGCTCGCTCATGAATTTGAGTTTAGAGACCTGGAGACATCAGTTGTGTTAACTTGTGAACGGAGGACGGCCGTATGTGTCCGCGGAATAACGTCCAATGATGTTCCTGATTAAACTCTTATTTCTGTCCGTTTTGAAATACAGAGCCAAAGGAGCTATGTCGACTGTTGAAGATTTATTCTTTGCAGGACACCTGCACGGAATGATCTTTGACTCGTCGTTTTATTTTATATGAAAGATGAGTCGAGGATTTGCTAACCGTGCCCACCAAACCCAAAAGTTGAAACTGTCGAAGCAAGGTTCAACTGCCTCTAAGGGGGTAAGTTATTGCGACAAATGTGAGCGTAGACGCCGTAAAAAGCAGAAACGTGAACGCCACCCGGTATGGGAGCCTCCGCCATTATGCCTAATGTATATTTGGCTATTGATTTGTGGAGCTTTCTACCACCCAGGAGCAGCCGATTTGTTCTTAGAATGGGTGAGATTCTTTTCGAAGATCTTATTTTGTTCTACAGTACTAATCGATTGTTTCTTCCTGATTCACTCGTGGTATCGGAAATTCACCAGACCTGTTTTGGAACCACAAATGGGATTTATGAAAATGGATCCTTATTTGAAGGAAGCCATACAAGTTTGGTGTCTATTTGAAAGCTTACGTGACTCAAAAACTAAACGTGGAATGATTGCTGCGATTACCCAATATATGCAAGCGCATGTTAAGGAGTCGTTGCCGTTATATGTCTACAGACAGTTGATGAGGATAGACTATATCAGTGATTGGTCTAGTGATGATGGAATTGCCCAGATCGAGGAGATGTTGGAAGAGGCCTTTGGAGCAGACTCTATGAGAGAATGCAGGGAGGAATTGATGATATTGGATACTCAGGATGGGAGTACAGAAGCTGTACCTTGGCATCAAGCCATGGACCAAGCTTTTGGCAATTGGAAGGAATTTCGGAACTCTTCTATAGCTAAGAAGTTTACAAACCTTATCAATGTCATAGTTTCTTCAGGTATGTGTGCAACAGCAGATCTCACTTTTAAGATGGGAAATGTTTCGTTGTTTTCACCTATCGTTTCGAAGAGACAATTGGCTGCAGGAGATGTGTTTGAAGCTTTTTATGAAGCAGTTTCTGGATTTATGAAGGGTGGATGGCGAGTTTATCAGACTGGAGAAGTGTCAGCTTTCTTTATGGAAGATGATAAAATTTCCGAGTTTGATCAAATGTACAACGAGATCAGATCTTTCCATGGATATGCCTTAGCAGGTAATCTTAGGGAGTATACTGATATCGATGACAATGAATACGAAGCTCGTTTGAAGAAGGCAATTGAATTTGGTGACAACCTCTTAAAATTCATTAAAAGAAGTCAAACTTTCGAAAGGAAGTATGTTTCTGATCGTATGGATAAGTTGAGGGACAATGAAACCGAATTCACACAATTGCGAACCAGGGGCGGGTTGAGAATAGCCCCATTTGCAGTATGTTTGTTTGGACAATCTGGATGTGGAAAATCTAGTCTAACAAACTTAACTGTCAACGCCGGACTCGTCTATAATGATTTGAGTGCTGAAAAAGATCGTATTGCAACTTGGGCAGATAATGACAAGTTTGCATCTTCAGTGCGATCTCATATCAACGCAATCATATTTGACGACTTCGCCAACACCAAAGAAGAATTTATGGATTTTTCGCCTGCATATCGTTTGATTCAAGTCATAAACAACATTAAATACTTAGCGCCAATGGCGGATGTGTTTTTGAAAGGAAAGGTTTCTCTGAATCCTTATTTTTGTGTTGTTTCGACTAATGTTGAGCATCTTAATGCAGCGAAATATTCCAATGAACCTGAATCAGTTCTTCGACGTATGTACCACGTAAAAGTGGAGCCTAAACCTGAGTGTTGTGAGAATGGAATTCTTAACAAGAAGAAGATTGAAGCTCTGTACGGTCAAACATCATGTCCCGATGCTTGGTATTTGACTGTGCGTACGTACACTGCTCAAAACAAGAGAAACGTCAACCTCTCTGCTATGAAACCTGTCGAATTTGAAGGTAAGAAGCTGAAGAGAGTCTCTGTTAAAGAGTATTTGAGGTGGTTGCAGATAGCATCCAAACAACATTTTACTGAAGAAGGTCAATATTTGGCTAATCAAGAATCTATTCCCACTAAATGTGAGAAATGTGGAATGTTGTATTGTGATTGTGCAACGGTGTTGGAAAAAGTGTCTTGTCCTAAATGTGAAGAGAAATGTAGTCCAAAAGCTAGAACGGATATACCTTATTGTAGGGAGATTGCTAAGAGCAAACCCCGCAAAAGTCCAAAGTTCAAGCGAAGATTTTCTAGTCCTACCATGGAACGAGAACCTGGTATGGGTGCTTGTACAAGAGTCCCGTATTGTGGTGATAGTTCTAAACCGACTCTTGATCCCCACGCCGGCGAGTGGGAATATTATTCAGGAAAGGCACGAGGGTTCTTCCATAGACGTGCGGAAGAACTCCAGAGAGGGTACGAGCATGCCCTTACTTCTTCCACGATAGCTACTGACCAAGTTTGTCAGTGGTGGGAGAGATTTGATTTCATGCCTGAAAGTTGGATTTGCCATCCTAAGGTTTTGAAGTTTGGTCTTTTCTTTTGGAGAGAAGATATAAAACGCTCATTGGTTGCTGGAAATGGTTTCTTTGTTGCTATGATGCTAGCTGCTATGTGGAGTTTCCCCTATTTTAGTCTGTTATGGCTAGGGGTATGTTCATTTGGCATGTATTGGTTTACTTGTGCAACAATACAGACGTACAGAAATATGGTTCGGAATAGGATTTTGGAATTGAAGGATGTTGTACGTACGTATACCCAACAGTGGCAATTTAAGTATGCCATAATTGGGTTGGGAGCCATAGGAATAATCCTTGCAACTATGCGATCGAGATACAATCAACTTGAAACGCAAACTGGTTTGGATCCTGAAAATATTGAGGAGGTACAAGAACGCAATGACACGGAAAATCCGTGGTTAACTGCAAAAACTGTGCCTCTTCCTATGTCTGTTCCATCTAGAACTACCACCAGCAATGATTTGGCCGCTTCTATGCGAACGAATTTAATTGGTGTTGTTTCGGATGCGAATAAGACGACTTTGGGATTTTACGTAACTTCCAATTTTCTATTGGTACCTACTCACTTTTTGGACGAGCATGGTGACCGGGATGTTGGAGTAAGATGTTACAAGGCCATTGAAGGACAAGTTGGTAAGGTTTTCCGTGACAAGATTTCCAAAGCTTTTAGGATTGATATTCCAACAACTGATTTTTCACTTTGTTTTCTAACTAGTGGAGGGTCGATGAAGGATTTCCGAAAGTTTTTGCCTACAGGAAGTACGTTACGGAAAACGGCAGCAAAGGTCGTTACGCGAGAGATTATGGGCGCATCAATACAGACTATTCCTACTCTTTTCAGAGGTACCAGTCGAGTTGCACATACTAAGAAGGTGTTCATGGGAAGTTATTACGAATTACCCTGTAACACACAAGCTGGAATGTGTATGTCTCCTGTTATCAGTGATATGAAAGGATCTACCATCTTAGGGTTTCACCTTGGTGGTAAGGGAAAGATTGGTGGTTGTGGCACTTTGACATTAGATCAAGTGAATTACGCAATTACCGAGTTATCCTCAGTTGATGGAGTTGTTCTTTCTGCCTCTAATGGAAAATTGGACCCTAATATGGGAACTTTCCCCGTGGAAACATTTGGGAAGAGTATCCTTGAAGGTGAAGAAATTCATCCAAAGAGTGCAGTCAATTACTTAACTGAGGGAGCATGTATTGATGTATATGGAAAAACTAGTGGAAAGGCTACACCTCGAAGCAACGTAAGTCCGACTTTAATGTCTGACAGTGTGGAAAAGGTGTTTGGAGTTCCTCAGAAGTGGGGTCCTCCAAAGATGAAGGGTAAGGGAAGATATCCTTATCAAGCTACACTAGTTCACGCAGCCGTCCCAAGTCTACCAATTGGAAGTGTTCTATCAACTGCAGTCAGGTCAATGAAAGATCTAACCACTGGCCTAAAGCAGAAGATACCAGAACTTTTCACAGCAAAACCGTTGTCGAGAGTTGCCACTGTTAGTGGGATAATTGGCGTCAGATTTATTGACCCAATGAACTTCTCATCTTCTCCTGGTTTTCCGCTGTCCGGTTCTAAGCATCCACTATTAGTGGAATTGAATGCTGAAGATTATCCGGAAATAGGTAGACCCCGCACCTTTATTCCCGAGGTGTGGGAAGAATTCGAAAAGATTGTCGCCATTTTGCGTGAGGGCGAAAGATGTTACATGATTTGGAAGTCATGCTTGAAGGATGAACCTACCAAATTGACTAAAGACAAAGTTAGAGTGTTTCAAAGTGCTCCACTTGTTCTACAGTTGATAGTTAGGATGTATTTCCTTCCAATCGTTCGGATAATTCAAATGAATCCAATCCTCTATGAGTGCGCCGTAGGTGTAAATGCAGAGGGTCTGGAATGGGAAGAACTCTGGGAAGCCGCCATGAGTAAAGGTAAAGATCGCGTCCTTGCTGGAGATTACAGTAAGTATGATGTGCGTATGCCTGCTCAAGTCACAATTGCAGCTTTTGACATTTTGATTGATATTGCTGAAAAATGTGATGGGTACACAGAAGAAGACATCCATTTAATGAGAATGGTTGTTAATGAAATTGTGTATCCGGTGATGGCTTATAATGGTGAATTGATTCAATTGTTTGGTACAAATCCTTCAGGACAAAACCTAACAGTCATTATCAATTCATTGGTGAATTCTCTGTTGTTGAGGAGCTGTTTCTTTACGAAGTATCCTGAAAAGGATTTCAAAGAGAACTGTTCTTTCTTGACATATGGGGATGACGTCATTGGAACTGTTGATGAGTCATGTAACGAGTTCACTCACATTACATATGCTGAGTGGCTTGCTGAACATGATATGAAGTTCACCATGCCAGATAAGGAATCGACACCGACTCATTATATGACGGAGAAGGATGTTGATTTCTTGAAACGTAGTTGTGTATTTAATGAAGACTTGGGACGGAAGGTTGGTCTTCTTTCAGAGGATTCAATTTTCAAACGTCTTCATTCACACCTACTTTCAAAAGAGCTAACCCTCGAAATGCATAGTGCTCAGAATATTGAAAGTTCTTTGCATGACTGGTTCTATTATGGTCGTGATGTGTTCGAGGATAGGCGGGATAAGCTCCGTCGTGTGGCACAGGATTGCGAAATCGAGCACCTGTGTCCTGCTCTCAATGTTTCTTATGATAAGCGTGTCAATCAATGGCGCCATAAATATCTTGGAGAGGAACTAGAGAGCGATGATGACCTCGTAAGTTTGGAGTAACGCTTTAAGTTTACTCGCCCAGTTAACGATCTGGGTACTACGGTATAGCAAAATCGTGTGTGTATATATGGATACCAAGTTGTATATATCTTTTGTGTACTTTTGTATATATGATTTAGGCTTTATACATATCGGCACTCTACCCTTAGAGTACTCCTATTTAGGAGGGGGAATCGCCATCCCAACACAAACTACACCACCCTTTGCACTGAGCAATGCTTAGGGATTGTAAATACTGCTTACTAACAATGTAAATATTAAAAATGTAGATAAAGATGTATTTAATAATGTAGATAGTGTGAATAAACTGGGTACATTAGTGTATCCAACAATTTTTGAAGTCTTAGCGGATCTTAAGAAGTATAGGATTAATCCCAATCGCTTCGATAAACTATGGCACAAACATCGATGGGAATTAGGAAAACATGTTTCATCTTTTGATGGAGTAGAAATTCCTCCCAGAGAAGTATTCATAGTTCTAGAACCGCAAAGCGGGACCACAGCCGATAACAACATTTTCAAAGTTGGCAACGAAGCCAAATATGAGAACGTGCAATTTTCAGACCAGCACGATCCTTATATGTATGATGTTGATACCGCTATGGATCCGACGCGTTCGCTACAGGATGCGAACGACGCTTCACTAGCAAACTTCTTCTCACGTCCTATTAAAATTGCAGAAGAAGAATGGTCAACGTCCGTTGATCTAAACTTTGACATAGACCCCTGGAGTTTATATTTTGACAACCCCAGGGTAGCCAACCGTCTTAATAATTTCAGTTTGTTGAAAGCAAATTTGAAAGTCAAAGTTGTTATTAACGGTAACGGTTTCCAATATGGTCGTATGCTAGTGAGCTATTTACCCTTTGAAGTGTATGATACTTTGTCATCAAATGCTGCACTTGTCCGTCAGGACCTAGTTCAGGCAAGTCAGCAACCTCATATATTTCTCAATCCAACAACTTCAACTGGAGGTGAAATGAAACTTCCAATGTTTAATTATCAAAATTACTTTGAAATTGTTGAGTCTCAGTGGAGTGAGATGGGGCGTATGTTCTTTAGGACGCTCAACTCGCTTAAACACGCTAATGGTGCAACTGATGTTGTCACCATAACAGTGTTCGCTTGGGCAGAGGATGTATCTATGAGTGTATTGACATCAGTTGATCAAGATACGCTTTCTCCTCAATCTGGTGAAATTGAGGAGGCTAATACAAAGGGTATGATTAGTGGCCCAGCCACGAGTGTAGCCAAATTTGCTGCATATTTAAAGGGAGTTCCGTATATAGCCCCTTTTGCTACAGCAACAGAAATAGGATCTAATGCCGTTGCGTCAATGGCAAAGATTTTTGGTTACTGTCGACCTCCAATCACCAAAGCACCAGATCCATATCGACCTACACCCATTAGTTCGTTAGCTGTTACTAACGTGCCTGATAATGCACAGAAATTAACAGTAGATGATAAACAGGAATTGTCGATAGATCCGCGTATTGCAGGTGTAGGACCTGCAGATCCTTTGAATATCAGGGAAATTGCGAAGAGAGAATCTTACCTCACGTCATTTACCTGGGCAATAGGAACTGCACCTGATACGCTGTTGTGGAATGCTAGACTTGATCCTTGTACTTGGGCAGAAAACGCTGGACCGCCTAAATCTTACCATTTTCCCGCTTGTGCTATGGCTGCATTGCCTTTTACAAATTGGAAGGGTTCGATGAAATTTAGGTTTCAGATAGTCTGTTCGAGTTTTCACAAGGGACGTCTTAAATTTGTCTATGATCCGAATTTCATTGCAAACAACACATATCTCGGTTTTTCAGAGTACAATACTAATTATCTTAAAATTGTTGATATTGCCGAAGAGCAAGACTTCACTATTGAGATAGGTAATGGACAGGAAAGGAACTTTTTGAATCATGCTTATCCAGGAGATGATAGTGTTACTACAATGTATAGTACAAGTAGATACACTAGCAAGGGAACTGGAAATGGAGTTATAGGAGTTATAGTCGTAAACGAATTGACTACTCCAAATAGCACGGTTACCAATGACATCGAGATCAATGTGTATGTTTCTATGGGCGATGACTTTGAGGTAGCAGCTCCTGATGATTACTTTCAACACTTTGTTTTGAAACCGCAAAGTGGAGTAATTTTGGACCCGCAAATGGGAGAGATTGTACCTGAGAGTCAGAATACTGAAGAACTTGACGCACCACAACAAACTGAATCTACAATTGTTGGATTGCCCCCAGTAGAACATAATGACCTTAATAAAGTGTTCTTTGGAGAAGCAATTACATCATTTCGAACCATGTTGAAAAGATATAATTTATGGAATACAATTGCTAAGGTAGAAACAGTTCCAACTACT